TTTTGGTCCGAGCCTATGATGTTTGTACCAGTCCCCACACCAATCATCGTGTTTTTCTGGCCCGTTATTGACGTTGGTTTCAACGAATACTCGTAGGTACTTCCAGTCGTTGGGTGAACTAACGTTCCTGGGATAGTGATGACCCCTGTATTAGATAGGGATGCGTGTCCAGATACAGAGACTGTAGTGGCGACATTTAAACTGTCCCCGACTAAAATACAAGCTGATGTCAAAGTCTTAGACAGTTTAGAACTTTTAACCGATGTCAAGTCTGCGGAGACAGCAGCAGAGCCAGCAGAGACTGTATTGATATGTGCCTCAAGGGAGACGTGAGCCGCAGTGTTTACAGACGTATTATTGGATACAACATTTTTTACAGAGGTTAAGTCTGCGGAAACAACAAGAAGTTGATTTAGTACGGATGTTACACGATTATCAACAGACGCGACGTCTCCACCGCCACCACCGCCTCCGACAGAAGAGAGAACAAACTTACTTTGTGGGGAAGACCAAACGACAGCGTAACCATTTGACCCTGCTGAAGTTGCAAGGGATGTATCAACTAAAGACACCATATTAGTAATAGCGGCTGTAGCGACGGACACAACACCAGCCCGTACTGAAGTAATTCTGTCGGCTAAAATACTTACTTGATTTTTAGCGTAAACATCTACTGACGTTACACGGTTATTAACTGATACGACACCGTTTTGTACTGACGTCACACGGTTATCTACAGAAACAATATCTCCCGTACCTGATGTCGGGGTCAAAACAAACTGATTATTTGTGTTGGACCAAACAACGGCGTATCCGTTGGAACCAACAGAAGTAGCTAAGGAAACGTCGTTTAAAGAAACGAGGTTGCTTACAGCCGATGTAATAGTACCGCCATTTGTTTGAAGGTCCGTTACATCCGTACTTAATTCATCTAAAGAATCAATTAAATCGAAGAAAAATCTTCGGGTTGATTCGTCGGTGACGACATCGGGATTAGGAAACTTTCTCCCAGACCTGTATCTTTGGTAAACCACGACTAGCGACCTCCGTCTGGTTTTATCCCGAACTCAGGGGAACCTATCTCGAAATCACAACCTAAACCATCCACTGTATAACGAACTTTTACTCGTCGTCCTCGTACTCGCATATTTATAAATTGAGTAGCATTAGTGAATGTATAGGTTTTTTCTTGGTAAGGTCCACCAGGATATTTTCTAAAATACAAAGTAACTTTAATTGGTTTATTGTCTGGTAAGATAAAATCGGGAATAAATTTATCAACATACATGATTTGATTGCCGTCAGAGATGTCGACTTCACCTGTTTCAATGTACGACTCAATAGGCGTACCGTTAGCGTCGTGTGTCTCTTCATGTGTATAAAGAACCCCACTAGAATCCATTGCGTAAGGTTTCTCAAATACGTTAACATCGTCCCAACACGTTCTTTCAATAGTACCAGGGTACCATAAGTCTTCCAGATAATTGTAAATGATGTATCTGTCGTTCTCCATAGAGTTCTGGCTTGGGTAGAACCAAATAACCTCAGAGTATTCAGAGTTCTCCCCGACTGCTACTTTTTCTTTTTGTGCGAAGTTCAAACTGGTAGGTCTATCGGAATCGAATGTATCTTTAATTAAAGTACATTTTAGTTTTCTTACACGCTGGTCGTAGTCCAAGAAAGAATTGTATCCCATCCACAAGACTCTACCATTGATATCGACAATGGCATTTTGAGACACTAAACCTACGTCAGAACCGATTTGGTCTGAACCAAAGATAGCGTCTCCACCGACGTATTTGATTCTATGGGCTGCATTATCTGTGACTACTACAATCTCCTTAGAGGATTGGACAGCTCCTACGATGTAAGAACCTCCCTTAAGACGAAATTCACCAGCTTCAGAAGTTGGGGAAGTCGTCCAGTCATTGTAGTTCTCTGCGTCAGACCAACGAACCAATAGAGGGTCATAGTCGCCCAAAGAGTCGGTACAACCTAGGGCTAAAACATGTCGAGAGGGCTCGGAGACCAACATAACGTTTATAACGGAAGGGCTTGCGGAAACAAGTTTAGCTCTGGTTTCTGGGCCACTCGTAACAGTCCAGACATAAAGTCTTCCACCGCGTGGACAAGCAAGTAAATCCTGTCCGTAGTTGTCTAAGGACCATTGTCTTAGTTTTTTAGGAACAGACGAACCTCTTGGGTTATTCCAACCAGCACTCGTCGAAACCCCTACTGTGCCCCAAGAACCTCCGCCCCAACCAGCCGTCGGGGAAGTATTGCTTGCGTACCCAGAAGGTAGAAGATAATTCAATTCTACAGAGCCACCAGCTTGTACTGTTGTCATTGTCGCTAGGCGGTTCAATGATACTAAGTATGAATCTGCTGTGATAACGGATACGACCTCTACGACATCATTGAAAGTGATGTTACCGACAGACGCTGCTGCAATGATTTCTACCCAATCATCGACTTGACGTCCATGCGAAGCATCAGATACGATGACGTAAGGTGAGTTAACTGAAGTAGTCAGACAGTTTGTAGCTCTGACAGAACTTTCAATCGGAGTAATGTCGTAAATCGTAGCGTCTTTTTGGAGTTGTAAGGCATTGTGTGTACCTACTGCTCTCCACTTTTTCTCCTCTAAATCAGCCCAGGAATGGATTATTCGTGGAACACCCTTAAAGGTAGTGACAGACGTATCGACATTTTGGTGAATAGGTTCAACAACAAAGCCACCCATTTTTTGCGCGCGGCCAGAACGGAACCGAACCCATTGACCGTCGACGTATTGTCCTTTAGTCGAGTAGTCTGTTTGGTCCCGATTAATCCCTGGCTGAACGTCGACAGGTGTTAATGTTGTTTCTTGGGTAGCCATTACTCATTCACCATTAAACCTTACCGAATGCTTGCCAGTGTGCGACGATTGGATAATTATACGCTTCACTTCCCGAGTATTGTTGGTTGACGAAAACAACTTGAGAGTTAGTCGGTGCACCGTATATCTGTACGTCGTTGTGAATATCATAAGTAGTGGTAGGGCGTTGTGTACCTGTCGTGACGTTATAGACTGTCGTAAATGGGATAGGGAAGGCGACAGTGACTATAGACATTTCAGCAGCGAGGGAGGTTGTTCCCCATTGTACTGTGAAACCACCAGGTAACGTATAGAATCCAGTAGCTGCGATTGACGAACTAAACAGTGTGGGGGAAAGTAATGAAGCTGTAATGGCTCCCGATGCAATACACGATGTCGTTACAGCACCATTAGCCAACTTCTCATTCGTTACTGCTTGATTGGCAATCTTAGGAGTAGTGACAGCTAGTGATGCGATAATTGACGTCGTGACAATTTCTGTCCCTAATAGACCTGTCGATGTAATCGTGTCCAGGTAAGCTAAATCTCCTAAGGAAGATGAATCAAACCCGAGGTCATAGACGTTTGTACCGTCACAGAATAAGGTTGTTTTTCTACCTGTCTCTAGAGTTACGGTAGCACCAGAGCCTGTCGTAATAGTCGGTTTGAAAGCTCCAGTGAAAGAAGTTTTAACCGTATAGGTTTTAGTTAGCGTCGGAATAGTGACGTTGATATTTCCAGTAAGGAAACCCGAAAGTTCCAACATTGCCATTCGAGCTTGGTCGGTTGCCCCGTTAGCTGTTGTTAACGTTATATTTGAGCTTCCGCTGATGTCGAGATTTAAATAACCAGCAATAGCGTCTTCAAGCAATTCAAAGACACTCTCGTTGGCTACCTCGCCCCACGTTGTCGGATTATCTCCGTCGCCTTGTAAAGCAATACGAAGTTTGTCAGAGTATGTAGTTGTCATGGGGATTAAGCTCCTTTATTCTTTCTATTTTCATCAATGTTCGCCCTGTCTCTAGGTGCGGTATTATCCGTTCTTTCGCGTCTTGTCTCCTCAGAGATAGCTGCTAATAGTGTTTGATAATCTTGTTCGTATAGTGCTTGTGCATCCGTCATACGGAAACATTTTGCCTGTTCGACAAGAGAGGCTTTAAACAAAAGGTCGGGGTAAAAATCAATAATAGGGTTTGTTTGGTTACCTGACGAAAGAACTGTGTTTGTTTTAGCGTAAGAAAAGACAAAGCTAGTCGACGATGAAGGGGTCGGGGCAACAATGATAGTTGTCTTATCTTTATCAGCGTAGAACTCTGGGGTACCTACCGAAGTTATATTAGGCCAGTAATCATCAATAAAACACTCTGATTTCTTTTTAAGAGGAGTTAGCGTGTTATTCGATAATACGTTTACGGTGTACGTCAGCTTGTGTCCCGTAGGTTTAGAGACCTCTCGGTTGTAACCAGTAACAGCTACCGTCGTAACATATTTATTAAACAAACCATCGACATCTCGATTAATACGTTGCTCTGCATTAAAGATTGCCGTAGGGATATAAGTTACGAACTCCGAAGACGTGTCTTCAAGCTCTTCTTGAATGGCTAGTGTCAGATTGTCGTAGGTGTTAGGTATCGTCATGTTCTAGCAATCTCATTTCCTTAAGGCCAGAGCCTTTCTTGTTGGTCGTCCTTTAGAATCTTTCATAGGCCCTTTAACCCCTGTCATACGCGCACAAAATGATTTTCGTCTGGCTGCGGCTTTGGGTGATTTTTTAGCTTGAGACGCCGACACAGGGGGCTTTAAATTACTTCCTGTAGCATTGTTATATTTACGACGACCCGAAGCAGACAGTCCACCTGACGGGTTTTTGTCCTTCTTGGTCAAAGAAACTCTTTTAGGGTTAGATGTTGTAGTAGCCATTACTTCCACGCCTTTGCAATCATTCTTACGTTTCTATCGAGAGCAGCCGTACCGTTTTCTAAGATACCGTTAGCTGTAATCATGACGTAAACTTTTGTAGCGTCCCATTTAACCCAAGCATTAGTCGGGTTAACGGCACCAGCGTTGTAGCCATAAATATCGAAGTATTCGTTAGCTCGATAAGTTCCTTGAGCAGAAACGAATAGACCCGTTACGTGAACAAGTTTAGGAACCGTCCCTAGTGAATGTGTGAACTCTACTGTAACCCCAGTCGTAATACTTGTCTGTGAAGATTCATAGTAACCAGAGAAGTTAGTTGTAGCGACAGAAGTTACGCGGGCATCGACTACACTAATTTGGTTTTTAAAGTAGATGTCTACGGATGTTACACGTGCATCGGCAGCGGAGGCTGCGTTAGATACAACGTTAATCTGCGCCTGAAGGGAAGTGTGTGCAGCGTTATTTACGGAAGTAGTATTTGAAACTACGTTTTTAACGGAAGTTAAGTCAGCACTTACGGCAGCGACGAGAACAGATACGGCATTGATACGTGATTCCAAAGATACGTGTGCTGCGTTATTGACCGACGTGTTGTTCGACACTACGTTTTTAACAGATGTTAGGTCGGCAGAGACGGCATTCACCAATACAGAAACACCGTTAATACGGGATTCTATTGAGACGAGAGCAGCATTATTTACTGAGGAAGCATTCGATACGACGTTGTTGGTAGAAACAATAGCCGCATTGATAACGGAAACTTGGTTCAGGAAATATGAATCAACAGAAGTAACTCGGTTGTTGACTGAAGCAATATCTCCCCCACCGCCGCCACCTACGGAAGCAAGGACGAATTTCTGTTGAGCGGAATCATATTGAACGACTAAACCACCAGCTCCGACTGAAACAGCGAGGGAAGTATCCGCTAGGGAGACTAGTTTGGTTCGAATGGCTGCGGAAACACCATTAATTCTATTCTCAACAGAAGTAAAGGCCGCATTGAATACTGAGGTTTGGTTGGTAAGGTCAGATTTTACAGACGTTACCCTATCCCCTAAGACACTAACTTGGTTCTTAAAGTAAGCATCTACGGAAGTAACACGGTCATCTACAGACGTGACAATAGCTTGTTGGGCAGCGGTAACGGGCATTTGAGATGTAGCCGCTTTTTTGACTACTCCGTTTACGTTCAATAGCAGGGTATCGGTAGTAGAGACCTCCACTACCTGGTTGAACCCGCTTCCCGCGTAAATTAAAACACCGTCAGACATTTTTAATACCTATCTCTATATTAGTAATATATATTATTTCCGTGTTCGTCGGAAATATAATCTGTTAAAGTTGAAGAGTACGACAACAAACTAGCCTCGTCAGCTTGATTAATATCAGGACGCATGAGAGGTAGGGGGACGCTCTCCCGACGAAACTTCGCTGGTTTATTTTGTGGGTGGTCAACGAGGTTGTACATGCCGTCCGAATATCTTTTAGCGACTACGTACCCTGTACCTGGTTCCTTCACAGCTTCAGAGTAGGGAAATTCTCGTCCCGTTCTGTCGCAAATAAACCTTGCTTGTCTACCTTTTCTCCGTCTACTCATAAAAAATAAAAGTCCTCTATTTGTAATTGAAAGGTACGATTTCTAAGGAAACACGTTCTTGGTCTTCTACTCTTGCTCTATCTAATTCTTGTTCGAACCTTTGTTCCAACTTATCTCTTTTGTCTAAAGGGAAATCTTTATCATTAAAACTTAAGTACCACGACAGGCCAGAAATAACTGCTGGCAAGTATCTGTCGTTAATATCTACGGAATCTCTCGGACCTGTAACATCCTCAAACCGTACAATCGAGTAATACGATAAGGTGTATGTATCGTCAGATTTAGGCCAAAGTTTAAGTTGTACGGAGTCCGTACTACGTACAACAGCGAACTGGGTTGGACGGGCCTGTTGGTTCTTATTAGGAATATGATTAAATTGTTCCAAACCCAATCGGGTCATCGGTATGTCTGTGTTTTGATACGAGATGGTAACGTCCAGGACGTCAGAATCCTCTTGGTCTAAGGTGACACTAGTATCGCCTTCAGCGATTGTCTTGGTCTTCAACTCGACCTTCGCCAGAGGGGAACCTCTATTAGCCATATCTAAAAATAGGAGGTTTAGGGCTGTTCTGGCGTCTCTGGCATTTTGACCCGTCGTAGGTTCTCCGCCGATACGGAGATACGCCTGGCGGGTTATTTCAGTTACATCAAGGGAAAAAGTCGTTGTCATTAAGGAATCCGTCGCTCTCTCTCGTCATTGTAACTATAAATATGGAAAAGGCAAGTATAATTATTGTAACATAAAAAGGCCCCCAAACGAAGGGGGGCCTCTTCTTGTATTACTTTAAAAGCTGAGGTTAAGCACCTTGCGAACCCCAATAACCGCGCCAATCGCCCACACCGAAGCTGAAACGCTCGGTAGCTTTGTAGCGCATGTTACCTGTATCGAAGTCGCCTTCGGCATCCGATTCCAGTTTTTGACGAACGAACATAATAGCACCGTTCGGAACGTCTGTACGGATGAACCATGCGTCAGCGTCTGTCAAGTAGCGGTTAACAGCGTAACCACCAGGAACAGCACTCAGATAGTTCACAGCGTTGATGTCGTTCAGGTTCGTGATACCGCCACTGTTCGTCGCAGTTGTAGTCGTTTGCGACGTGTGAAGGACCTTAGGAACTGTGAAGGACAGGTCAGCAGGAACAATCAGTTTCTGAGCTTTGGCACCAATCAGGATACCGCGGTCATCTTTGAACTGGCTAATAGCGATAAGAGCCGATTCCAACGTGCTTTCCGAGAAGTCGGTCGAAGCTGTGTTGTTTTGGTTACCGCTAGAAGTCGGGTGAGCAGCCGAGAAGAATGCTGCACCGTCGCCGATTGGGTAGCTGGTCGAGAAACCGTTGTTGAACAAAGCAGCGGCTTTAACCTGTTTGGTGTGCGCCATCGAGCGACCCAGAGCTTGAGCACGGGCTTTCGAGAACGTATCGTACAGGTTATCGTCGAATGCTTCTTTAGTGATAGCAAAACCCAAAGCGGTCGTTTCGTGACGGAACGTCGCTGTGTAGGTTTCTTGCATGTCGTCGTACTGGATAGCAGCACCTTCACCTTTGGTTGGTGCGGCACCTAAACCAGACATCATTACCATCTCTTCAAAAGCACGGTTCGATGTCTCGATTTGATACATCGGCAAGTGCTCTTCAGTGACGGCCTTGTAGCTCATACCAAGGACTTTATTAAGACCTGGGACGAGTTCTTTAGCTATTTGACTGCGTGAAATTGTCATTTGTTACCTTCCTTAGGCTTTCAGTGCGTGGTTAGAGAAAACGACTTCAAGCATTTGGGCCGATACATCGTAGACGTTACCTGGTGTTTGAACCAAACCAACGATACGGAACATCGACTGGTCCAAAGACGTTACAGTAGCGTTAACAACTGCGTTCGAGCGTTTTGCGTTCGTGTCGCCAGCGCCGATAGATACGGCAGCGTACAGACCGATTTGACCAGCCGAAACAACCAAAGCGTTAGCAGCAGGGATAGTGAACGTCGAGGTAGGGTTGTCGTCTACCAAAACCAAAGGACGGGCGTCGCCTTCCAAGGTACCGCTCGAAGAAGTCGAAGCTGGTAAATACGAGGTGTAGATAGTGTTTTTGTTAGCGTCGATGTAGACGAAACCAACAGCAGCACCGATTACTTTGTCACCGTTAGCGGCACGAACAATGTTGCCAGCCGACAGAGTTACAGGGTCGCCAGCAAAAAGAGCGGTACCATAGCTGTTAGCCGAACGATAAACGTTAAGGCCAGCACTATTATAGGCACCACCAGCTTTGCGGCTTGATTTTAAGCCTTGAGCCATATTTTTTCTCTCCAATATAGAAAAAAGTCAGTTAAACATCGGGATTGAGGTCTAACTGACTTAAGTATAAGTAAAATGTCTTATTTAACAAAATTATTTTTTGTGGTTTTATTCGTCCGAGGCAAAGGAGACGGTTTTACCTCGTCTTGGAGAGATTGTTCTACCACCTTGGGTGATGTGGGTGCTGCTTTCGTCCATTAAGCCCTCTCTTTGGGCCTTACGGCTTACGGCATTATTCTCTAACTCGGCACGACGTAAGGAGTCGTCGCGGTATTCTTGGACGTACTCAACAGGACATTTCATCAAAATAACGTCCCCTTGGGAGATGACGTCCGTGTACGAGAAGGCTTCGGCCATCCCAGGAAGATTGACGTCTCGACGTGTCGAAAAGGGGGCAAACTCAGGAACTTCCGAGATTGTGACAGGAACATAACCCATCATAGCTCGGCGTCCCAGGTTTTTAATGTCAGCGGGACCACCGACACCTAAATTGGAACGGACCCAACGGAGAGTATAACCGTCGGCTGCAAAGCGTTCGACTACTTCAGGGGGTAGTTCCATCGTATCACGACGGAGATACGTCGAGGCACGTTCTTTGAAGGCTCTTGGGTTCTGTTTTTGCGACAGGTCTAAAGTTTTTTTAGTCATTGTAGGCAACTTCTTTCTTGAATTGGTTGAATAGGGGGGTTAGTGTGTTGTTCTTTTAGAAGATAGACGTAGTTCTTTTACCCTCTTTTAGACCCTTTTCGTACTTTAGTTTCTCTACTAGGTAGTCTTTAACAGGGATTCCTAAGCGATTGGCCATGTCGACGTCTCTTTGTGTCGGGTTAATGTACGTTTTACCGTTTCTAACCGTTACTTGAGGACGTCCTTGTGGTTTTTCTCCACCCGTACCGACAGTTTGGGAAGCCTGTGCTGACGGTGGTGCCATGTCTTGGGATTTTTTACTAGGTGTTTGCGTCTCTTCTTTTTTAGGACCAGCTTTAGAACGACGTTTGTCGAACCAACGTACTAGTTCAGGGTGAACAATACCTAATCGGTCTTCTAATTCCTCAAAGAACTCTTCGGATGTAGGAGAATAGCCTTCTGCTTGAAGGCTTTCAAAAACCCCCGTAGCCGTGTCTTGTATTTCGGGTTTACCTAAAATGAAGGCGTTACTCTTAACCCAAGAAATAGCCTTAGCATTTTTCTCATTTGATTCATCTGAGAAATCATCTTCGACGTTATTGTTGCTTGGAACAAACTGTGAAGATTGTGCAACGGCTTCGTTGACAATTCTTTCTACAGCTTCTTGGGATTTATCTGTAGTCGATGCGTTCGACTTTTTAGCGGTAGCGAGTTTCAGATTAAGTTGGGCATCATTTAGGGTAGCTTGCGCTTCAGAGATAGCCGTGTAGTCTGATTCTTCGTAAGCTCTAGCGAGGGCCTGTTTCGCCTTATCTACCTCTTTTTGGTAGAGGGTTGTTTCCGTCTCTAGGTTCTTGTTACGGAACTCAAAATTTTCTTTTTCAAGTTGTTGAACACGTTCAAGAGCTTTACTGGCAAGGAGTTCGGCTTGCTGATACTTGGCTTCAATTTGGCGTTTACTGTTAGCAAGCTGTCTAATTCTGTCTTGAGAACGACGGCTTTTCTTTTTGTCGGCTGTGTCTTCTTGGTTCCCTTCGGTTGCTGACGTCTCTTCTTGTCGAGAAGAGCTTTCAGACGTTTCTGTTGAGGGGGTAATTTCGACGCCGACTTCTTCGTCAGACGTTTGGTCTTCGACTTGCTCTTCACTTTGAGGCTCCATTGTATCGACAAGAACACTGTCTACAGTGTCGTCTTCAATTACTTTTTCTTCTTTAGCCGATTCAAATACAGAATCAACTGTACCGATTGAATCTAAATCAATTTCCGTAGTAATACGGTCTTTTCCATTACCCATCGTGGGTCTCCGTTCTTTTCTTTTTTACGTTACTTCGTGGTCGGCCTTCGAGCAACGGGGTTTTATTTAACGACCATACCGAGGATTATACTCCAAACCCCGATTAAGACAAAACATTATTTTTCAGTATCGTAGTTCTCGTTAAGGTCGGTTGGGTCTGGTACCGTCATAAGAACCTCATCGTCTACCAGGACGACAAATTTAACGCCTTTGTAACACATACGAACACCGCGGCCTCTCGACCACACTACGTAGTCCCCGACCTCACAGGCGGGGGTAGCTTTCTCCCCGTTGAAACAATCTGGACCCATAGAGACGACTTGCCCTACGGTTTGAAGGTAGTGGATGTTCTCACGGGATACGTCTGGGAGAAGGATACCACCTTTTGATTTCTTCTTAACCGCCATCGGACGGACGAGAAGATTGTAGCGACCCATCTTCGGTAGTGGTTCTGGGTTAGGGACATCTGAATCCGTGATGTGTGTCTCTAAGGCGTTACCACCACCACTAACGGGCATAAGACTATCGTAACTCATTGACTTCTTTCCTTTTCTCTTTTGCTCTCTATAGACTGTCAGTTTCATCGAAAATCGACTGAAAACGTGCTTTTACGTCTAAAGCCCCACGGACTTTACCTTTGGAAATCAACATCGACTCCATGTCCGTGTTACCGAAAACGACATTATCCTTCATTTCCTCTATTAATTCATCAAGAATAGAGGCTATCTCAGGGGCCGTAAGTGATTGTAATCTAAGGGGAATTGACATAAGATTGGGCTTTTTAGGGGTTTAAAACACGTCTTTTACTTAACGTGTCTTATACCACTAGTCCATCCAAGGGTCAAGATTTTCTTTCGTCATGTTGAAAAGCTCTTTACTGACCGTCAAGTCTTGTTTCTTGGCGTCCAGACCGAGCTTGACCGCCTGTTCTTTTGCTCGGTTCTCCTCTTTCGTCTCTTCGAGGTCAAGTTTTGAAGCATTAAGGATGGTTCCCAGAGTCTTCGTTACACGGTCGAACTTTTCCTTGTCTTCTAAGGCTTGAGCTTTCTTCATCTCCGCTTGAGCGTAGACCATCTCAGGGTTATCTTGACCACCATTCGCTTGTTGTTGAGCGATTGCCTGGTTCATCTGAAGAACTTGTTGTGCAGCCATAGCTTGCGCTTGTTCAGCGACGACGGCTTGCTGCTGTTGGATTTGTTTCTGTAAACCCTTCATCTGTTCCAAGTATTTCAACATCATGTGTTCTTTAATGTTCGCTTGGAGACTCTGAAGCGTTGGTCCCAAAAGTTGGTTCTGGTTTGTCGGGTCTTGGACGAACATCGTCTTAATCGAGATGTGGGCATCGTGGTCTTGACCTTCGAAGGCTTTAATTGGACGGCCTTGGCTTGCCGCCATGATGTCAGAAACAGGGTCTTGCGGTTGGGCATCTTCTGGCGCAGGAACAATCTTAGAAATTGTCTCTTCCGATTCCCCTAAGGACCTATAGAAAGTACGGTAAGCCTCTGGCATGTTATGGACTTGTGGTGACTGAAGGGCCAGGTTCAGTTTTGCTTGAGCAAGTTGCATACGGTGAGAACGTGTTGGGTAGTTCGGGTCTGAGGCTGGTTTAATCACTAAACCACCGTCAGGCGATAGGGCAACCAAGAAATCTCTCCCGATTTCATCGGCTGCTAATTTAGCAATGTATTCCAACTCATCGAGCATGTACCCATAGACGCGTTGGAAGATAGACGAGAAGAAACCAGCACTCTCTTCGAGGATTGCCAACGTCGTTCCGACTTTACCGTAGTTAGCCGATTCATTGACGGCTTGGTCGAGGTTGTCTGCGAACTTCTGACCTTGAGCTGTCAAGTCTTTCATCAAATTGAAAAGAGTCGCTGAAGGTTCTTTGAAAGGAAGCGGCATCAAGACGTCTTGAATTTTAGTGTTATCTAAAATCTCGATGTCTCTGAACTCACCTGGTTTGAGAGGACCACTGTCCCCTTTCCAACGAATTCCTTTTTTCTTGAATCCCGCATTTAAGTTAGCGAAAGAAGCGGAGTCAACTAAAGAGCGGGTGATTGCCGTCAAGGTTTGTTGGAAGTCCGTCAACAGGTGGAATAAACCCAAACCGTAGAAACCTGTACCTGGGACAAATACGTAAACAAAGAAATTTACAATTTTTGAGAATGAGGTATCGTTGCCCATCCAGTTTCTACGGATACTTAAAACACGGTTTGTATTTCTGTCGACCGTTACTTGGTAAGGAAGAGGGAACTTAACATCCTTCGCCTCAGGGTCAATATCAGATAAATCTAAATAACAATACTGTTCGAGTAGCTCATAAACTTCCGTCTCTTGGGAAATCTCAGGCTCGTCCATTGCATTAGCGGTCGCTTCTTTCAACTCGTCTTCTTGGGGACGAACCAAAGCTAGGTCATCAATAATATCTTCGTACAGACCATTTGCAATATCTCTTTGCAATTCCATCTTAGAACGTCTGACGAAATGTGTATAACACTCAGCCGTATCTAAATCTTTAGCGAGGTCTGATACGACAAAATCTTCAATTCGGATAAATTCCGAACGAGGAACACGTTTATTGTAATCGAAAGAAACTTTCTTGAAGGCGGTACCCGCTACCGTCAAATAGAAGAACAATCTTTCTTGTTCTCTATCGAACTTCATCTTTCTCTTCGCCATGTTGTTCAGACGAGCTTCGTACTTCTTAGCGTCAGCTTCGATGTTCGGAATATCTATGTCGTCGATGTCCATCTTAAACGGACCAGGAGGCGGAAGAAGGGCCTTACAGAACTTAGCTTGGTACTTAACAGCGTTCTCACGAATTAACGGGTGAACAATTTCACAAGCCCCTTCGAAAGGCATTGACCCCGAGTTCGACATACTCGCAGGAGTCAATCTATCGAAACCATTCTTCAAAGTATCTTCTAAAGTAGAGCGTGTTAGTTTATCGTTCTCGTACCTTACAATAACATTCTGAGCGATTGTATCAAGACGAAGTTCATCTTCAGCCGTTTTTCTAAAAAGCTCAACTAAGTTATCGAAGTGTTGAGAGTTCGCCTGGCTCATCACGATGTCTTCCATCTTCGTGATGTCGGCTTCGTCGACCAGTCCTGCAATCAACTCCGATGGAATTTCGATAGGACCTACATCTTCCGCGAGGGCCGAAGAGTCTTTTGGTAGTTCATTCTTTGGGGTGGTGTCTCTGAAAGAAGATACAGTCATTCTTTATCCGCGCTCTATAGGTAAACGTAGTGGTGAGTATGTGTGTGTATGGGGACCGTGTATTATTAAAATTCCATATATTACCCTTATACCATAAAACCTTTGAAGAAGGAATGTTTTATGGGGGGACGGGGTTTTACTTCGCTGAACTCCAATAACTGTAGACGCCTCTGCTTCCTGTCGATGGACCTCCACCGTCTTCTTCGTCAGGGTCATCCAAATAACTTTGGGACCCGACGAGGTTTGAATCCCGTACCCAAAGGATGGTCTGCGACAAAGCGTCGTCGAAGTCGTCGTGCTGTCTTTTCGGGAATTGGGCGAGGTACCCGATTAACGTCTTAGCCCACTTCGTATCAGGGAACCAAATTCTCCCTTGTTGGAAGAATGGGCTGGCCGCTTCCATACGGGTAACCTTATCCCCTTTCCCGCGATACTTAACGACAGGATAACCTCGTCGCTCTAACTCCTGGATGAACGCCAGGGCGACAGGAGCATTCTCGACGAGTAAGACATCGGGGGTATATTCCTTGTAGATGTCGTCGACGAGTTTCAATAACCCTACGAAATTCAATCTTTCCTCCCCGCCCTTCAGAAGAAGAAGATGTGACGACGAGTACTCTTTCCCGTCGTGCCCTCTAATCAACCTCTTAAAGACCCCTGTCACCGCGTACCCCGTCGAGTCATTCTCCTTCTTCGTCGTCCCTGCGGTATCTAAAGAAAGAATGACGAACTCCAGGGGTGGTATCTCCGAGTGTTCCCACGTCTGACACCACTCGTACTTAATGATATTTCCACTTTCAGGGATGGGGTTTTGCATGTACAGGCAACTCCACCGAGGAACAGAAATCCCTGAAGTGTCTCTAATCTCCTCGAAGACGTGTGTCGGCCAGTATTCAGGCCAGAAAGACGTATTGACGGGTAACTTAAAGAACTCAGCCATCCGTTCATCCAAAAGGGCAGGGACAGAGAATTGAACGTGTGTTCTGTCTTCGAACTTCCGTTTACGTTCCTGCTTCTGAACGAACCCGATAAGGTCATCAGGCAGCCATCGAGTCGCGACATGTATAATCGCCCCTTGGGGAAGTTTACGGGACAGGAGACCACCTGGGTACCAATCAATAATCTTCTGGGTCTCGTCCTTACTCGCAGCCGTCTGTTCTGAGATAACGTCGTCTGCAATAATCAAGTGCCCCCGTCGTCCTGCAATCGACTTACCAGCACCCGCACAAAGAAACGTCCCCTTCTGCTCAGTCGCCCAACGCCCCGCAGCCGTTACGTCCTCCCGTAAGGTTACCTCGGGGAACACCGTCTGGTAAATCTGGCTACGCATGATGTCTTGGGTCTTACGACCGAACGTATCGACCGCAAAGTCAATCGTGTGCCCGACAGCCAGGATGTACCAATTCGGGTTACGGCCTAAAGCCCAAGAAGGGCAACTCTGAGAACATGTCACCGACTTAGACGCCCCAGGAGGAAGGGAAACCATCGGCTGTACCTTTTTCTTCTGGGTCCCCTCTACCGACTCTACCGTCCGTTGCAACAACCCGCAAAGCAACTTAATGTGCCTTCCGTCCCTGTACGTCTCAGGAAGAACAATAGGGGCAATTAACTTGTGATACGTATAAAAATCCTTACGGGCCCTGACGCATGCGTAATGTATCAACATTTCCAATAACTTAATTTTATCGAACCTGTTTAACTTCTTCGTCGTAACTAAGAACCTTATTCTATTTATGTCCTTATTATCTAACATTTAAATCCTTGAAAAATAAAATAATACCGCTTAAGATTGATACTATACCACAAATAGTTTGACACTTTCAACTGTTGTGTGATATACTTTACCCTGTCTGGATTAAAAGGTCAGTTACAAGAAGCTGATTTGTATATACGCCAGAATGGGGATGTCCGAGCATCTTGAACTCTCTCGGATAAGGACTAGTAGGAAACCTCAGACAGAGATAACTTTAGACCTTATAAAAAGAAGAAGGTTACCCCTAAAAAGGTCAGAGTCTATAAATATCAGTACATAGACTTCAGAAAAAAACAATACCGTACTGGTCGAGGCCGTATCCTCGTATAGGTTTTAAAACCAAGCCATTTCTCGCCACCACAAAGATGGGTGTAAGCGATTAATAGCCCGTGTCTAAATAACATCCAAGAGGGTTTTCCTTGGTCGCCTCTCGCGCTTACGTGTGCGGTTGTAACATTTAGTCGTTACAACAATGGGGATTAAGGTAACATCTTTCGGGAAAAACACACTTTGGTGTATTTTTCTTATTCCTCAAGATGTTAAAATTTCCTAGACAGTATTAACTGTTTGATAATACGTTATATTTTATTATTAGTATTATTAGTATATTATGATTCTATAATATATAAATACTTCTTATTGACTAAATAAGATGTTACGTCTATATTGTTTATATACCCTTTTTACACCTTAATATAGTTATATTAACATCATGAAAAGAAAACATAATAAGAACAAGACTCCTAAGAATAGGGATGTTTCCCAATCTCAAAAAGATATTATTGATTCAATCCTTAATGGTGATTCCTCCACTTCTTCAAGCAAACTCACTAAAGAAGTTAATAGAAAGTTAACGACAGAACTAGATGAAGATTTCATCATCTCAGGTTTAATGGGAGAAGCCTTAGAAGGAAACGTTAAAGCTCTTGAGCTTCTTGGGGAGAAATTCGGTCTTTTCGATAAACACCGTAAAGATAATCTTATAGACGTCTTCGCTAATGAAGGAACCTTGGAATCGAATATCCTACGTTTCCTGGACATCTTGGAAGATAAATACTCTGACATCTCCATCACCCCCATTATCGCAGGAGACCTTGAAGTCGACAACAGAGGGCGCAAGGAAGACACACAAGAAGTCATCGAGCAGAAAATCAAAGAAGAAATCCTGGAAGAAGAAATCATTAAATTCAACAATGAAGTAGAGCTCCCGACAGACGACACCGCTACAGACGACGATATCGTAGAAACCTCCGATATCCCCATATCCCTTTCCCCCGATACCTTCGCAACAACAGACCCTATAAACCCAGACTACAAACCTTCTTCTTTTGAAGATGATGACGATGGTCCCCTCGAAGAGATAGATAGTCTATTTATTAAGTAGTTGATTTAATTATATTAATAGACACAACTCTAAGTATACACCCCTTTTTGAAATTTTTGCGCAAATTTTACAGGTGTCTAATACCTATTCCCCCACGCATCAAATTTTCCCCTCCCCCCTTGCGTTTCTAACGTTTTACATAATCCGCGTTTCCAATCTATTTTACATTTGTTGTGTGATAATGTATATTATGCTAACTAATATATTTATTTAAGTTATTGATTCCATTACATTGTTAGACAATGTTAATAAATTACAATGGTTAATAGGATTCTATTCCCACATAATTAAACATAAGATACCTGGCATTGTATATAAGTGTTGCATATATATCACACATTATGTCAAGTAATTATGTTGTTGATTGCAAACAATAATATGGACTAGAGTTATGTTAGGTGTTGCGTTTATACAACACTACCTCAATTGTTACCGTATTAACTTATCCATAACACATACATACTTAATACTTTCCATAAGTGTTTCACGTGGAACATGCCTTGGTATATTACAATTCCATAATATACATCGGTTGCAACGATTCGTCTATCGAGGGGTGATTCGTTTTATACATGGGGGGTGATTCGCTGCCTGATTCGCGGGACTGATTCGCCTTTATGATAGTGCTTCAACGTCTTATTATGATTAATCAGGGGCGATTATCTATATTATTTTTCTTTTATTTATCAATCACTTATCATTATTCTTGCAAGTAGAGTCGTTTTTTACTTGTTTTTAATCGCCTTTGAGACATACTGGACTCAGTTGAAAGGCAAATATAAGGCAATCAAAAAAACCTTCTAACCTTTCATACTTAAAGCGGCGGGGGCTAGCCATTGAATAGCCCTGCAAAGGGTCCGATTAACCTTGAGTGCATAAAACTTAATCGGCTGTGCAACGTAAAATGCAAATTATACCTAAGACCTTAAGGGTGGGACTCCCTTTTGATAATGGTTGAACGTGCGTAGGTTAAGGGTGAAAGTCTATAGGATTCCTTATGAATCGCTGCGACTTGTTCGACTCCGTGTCTATATTCCAAAAAAGGCTTTTCCTTTTATTAAGCCCTTATTAACTTTTTAAGGGTTTAATAAAGCGAAAACAAACAAACAGAAGGGGAATCTAACAATGTCTTTAATTAACTATAAAGAAAACGTCCACATATGGGAAGGGATACAAAAAAACAGCGTTAACGTGTCTTTAGAGGGTACGAAAACATTTTTAACCTTTTCGGACAAAGACTCAGCCATTAACTATTTATATCTAAATGGGTTTAAAGACTCGGCGAGACAATTAAACAAAGAAGGAGTCTAGGGATGCAAAAAATAACCTTCAAGATTAATCCTAGCTTGCTAACAATTCCTATGCTTGACTCCTTAATGAAGGATGCAGCGCGTCTATATTGTGAAGCAAGGGCAAAAGGGGATAGCGTTATGCGCCGCCTATACATGGATGCCTACGAATCCCTATCGGACGAATACTGTAAAATGTTAACCAATAAAGAGGAGTCAACCAATGCGAAAAAATAACTTCGTAAGAGCAGCCGAAGGACAACCAGACATAGAGTCCTTTTGCTTCTATGATACCTGGCAAAGTCAAGTTAACTTTAAGGAAAACTTTAAGATTGTAAAGGATGGGGGCCGTTTCGATAATCTAACCCTTTATTATATTGACTATGGAAATGTTAAAGACGACTCTGGAATTACCTTTACATTAGAAGGAAGCGAAGAGTCTTTAAACCGATACTTAGCGGCCTACTATGGCGGGGATATAAGCGAATGGAGTCCGGAAGATAAAAAGGAATGGGTGCTTAACAACGGGTATTCATTAACACTAGCTAACTTCGAGAGCGAGTCCGAATGTCTTAAAGCAGAATATGGCCTAACAATTAAACCAAGTAAAGACCTTGTTAAGGTTATTAGCTGCGGTTACAGTCAAGGGGATTATGCTGAAATATGGTATTGTCCGAAAGACTTAGAGGATGCTTGGGGAATAGCCCCAGAGGAATCAAAACTTAAAGAGACCTTCGACCGCCTTCTATGGGATGCGCCTGTCTCCGCACGTTTTGAGATTGACGGTAAAGAGTTTAATTATCACGAAGTACCTAACCTTGAAAATGAATACGAATGGAATCGGGATGCTTATCTTGACTATGTAGCGAAGGAGTCGGGGATTGAAAGAGAGACGTTAGAGTCCTTCGTGCCCGAGTATCCGAGCTATAACTAAACACTTATAGCACCTATAACACTAAAAGGGGAACTATCATGTCTAAACCTAAAATATACGAACAACACGATGCGACTTTCAACCAAGTAGCCGCCTATGTCCTTATGAAAGGCGGGGAACGAATCGGAACGCTTGCCTTTAAATTCCCGAAAGACGGGGTAGGGCGTTTATATTGTTACCTTCATATTATTGGCCTAGAGATGGCGCGGGGATATGCAGGGGGCTATGGCTACGACAAGAAAAGCGCAAGCGTTGCAAGTGCAGCAAGCGCCATTACCCCGACTGATGGGGAATACATGGACGAGATAAGAAAAAATGACCTAAACCAATTTAGAGAACTATTAAACGATGGTTTTTCTAATATCGGGGGAAAAGACTGGCAAGACGTCTTTAGAAGCCTAAACATTAACGTTTTTCAGGCGGTGTAATTATGACTTATTTTGTTTTAGGTTAATTTGAGGTTTTAGCGGTTTGTGAATCAGAACAAGATGCACAAACAAAGGTAAAACAGCTTTATAAAAACGGTCACTTAACTGGAGATTGAAATGCCTTATATAATCACAATGACCAAGAAATACTATGAGCGCACAGCTAGCGGTAAGAGCTGGCAAACCAAGCCTATTAAAACCGAAACGGGACAGCTAACCGATGAGCAATACCGCAACACAGTATCAGAGGACACGCAGCGGTTTTTTAGACGTTTGGGCTGCAGCGAAACAGCAGAAAAGAGTTACACCTGCGCGGGCTATAATATAACACGCCTGACAAGCTGCAATCCAGACCGCACAGAAAAACATGTGCGGGAATTTTCGTTTAACTGGCAAGAGCGGGGGCAATAATGCACCTTTACGAATTAGGTTTAAATGATACCGTAACCCATGAGAAGTACGGGCTCGGCGTTGTTATTAAATGTACGGAAAAACCCACGGTAACTATTAAATTCAATAAAGTAACTAAGGTTTTTTCAGAACAAAACGAACACGAATTGAAAGGGAACTAACCATGACCCGCACATACACAGTCCAGCCTATCGAAAACCATTATATTGTTATTGACGATTTAAATAATTTTGTTGCTAAAACCTATTCCAGCGTTACGGCGAATCTTATCGCCGCCGCGCCTGACTTGTTACTTGAACTAGAATTATTAACAGACTTGGCGGAAATAGAAGGGTTAAGCAAAGATTCTAACGAGTGGCGGAGTCGGTTGATATATGCCCGCGCTGCAATAGCCAAAGCCACAGGATGCGCAAAATGACCGCATACGTTATTTGTTTCGATACGATATGCAGCGGTTACACGCCTGTACAAGACGGAACGGGACAACCGATACAATACAAGACAGAAGCAGAAGCCTTAGCAGAAGTCAAACAAGACCCCGAGTTTTATTCGGATTGTTTTGTTTGTGAGTTAAGCGACATCGGACATAAAACTATTTACAAAGGGGAGAAGTAACATGACTCAAGAAAAAATTGAAACACGCCTACCGTTCGAAGGGTTTTATGAATCAACGTGCGATATGGTTTTCGACAGTGAAGTTGAATCCATCTTTGAATATGACTTAGAATCCCTACCCAAAGATAAGGCGAATGACATTAAAGACAAATTCTATATGTCATTTAACGGGTGGAGTCTTATCCACCAGAAGGCAAGCAAAGAGTGGGTGGAATTCGTAAAGGACTATCTTAAAGAATACCACGAATTAGACATAAACCTGGAGTTTAAGGAACTATCATCACCCCGCGAGTACAACTTCACGACCGACCGAATCTTCGCGGATATCCCTAAACAAGACATGGTTAAATTAATTAATTATGTACTTGAAAACTATAAGAAATCCTGGGTAAAAATAATCGAAGATAGCTTCACTTCCTGCGACGGTTTCATCTCATTCTACTCGAATGACTCCCGTTACTGGGAAGGTCAACTTAACCTATGGTTGAGAGGGGATGCGGAAAGCAAAGTCGACCACAATATCTTTTGCACCTTCTTTGAAACCCTGATGGGCCGATGGGGCCTTGAAGATGTCAAGGGAGAGACGGATTTAACAGAAGATTGGATTGAACGTGTTCGAGATACTTGTGACGTCTACGACATCGTAGGGAGTTTCATCGATAAACTTAAAGACGATATGGATATTAACCCTGAAATGGAGGCGCGCAAAGCATGAGATGACCCACAAGGATTTATTAGAGTTTCATGAGAAGTGTTTAAAGCACCACACGCTTCGTAAGGTTTACTTCGAAGCAGCCGAGTCCCCTCAATGGTCAAGGGAGACGAATGACAGGGAAGCGAACGAGAAGTTGCTTCGCTTTCATCGGGAAGCCGTGGAGTTTTTAAAGCATCATGTCTAAACTTTTAGCGGAGAACGTCATCTTGTTCGTACAAGGTGAACTACTCGAAGATGAGCAAGAGGAGACGTGTAGTTATTTCGTAAACAGTATTATCAATAATAGTGATTTTCCTGTTGACAACTCCACGCGAATCAGGTTCACTAACCAAAAAAACAATTAAATTGAAAGGGGAACGTTTACAATGAACACAGAAAAATATATTGCCGAGTATATCGACAAACACAACCACTGGGGTGTTAAACATCCAGACGGTGATTATATTGCCATTGGTATGTTGCGTGGTGATGCAGAATTTACAGCAGAAGCGTTTAACAAAGCAAAGGAGGTGCAATAATGAACACGAAAGCAACCTTTTACGCTGTGGCCTGTGCGTCACTCGTTATTAACTACTTCACGGCTCCTATCGCTGCACCTGTTATATGGGATAGCGTTAAAAGCCACACAGCCGAACACCTGATGGCCTTCGCATCACAGTTACGTCCAGACCACCCGAGTGTCGTCGCCGCGGTATCGTCATCAGGTGGTGCGGATGAAGAAGAACTATCATCACCGTCAGCAACACCACCATCAAACACTAACACGGCTAAAATCGATAAAACGGCCTTAGTGTTCCCACCGAAGAAGTTACTACCGCCCCCGACTTCGTACACTAAAGAGGACCGTGTAGCAATGAACAAGCTAATCTCAACAATCAATGGACGTTAACAAAGAAGAAAGGGATGAAATACTATGAACTTACTACAACGATTCAATGGCGGGTCAGATTTACAAAATGAATTACTGACCATATCCTTACGGAACCCCTTCAATAAGGATGTCGAACAGCTTTTAGAATTGACGACATTCTTGATTCAAGAGTGTAATGACTTACGAGGTAGAGTCGAGGAATTAGAAGGTGAGTTAGAAGATAAGTAAGAGAGCCCATCCAACAACAAAAAAGGAAGAGAGATAAATACAAATGTTAAACTTAGTGGAAAAAGAAAACTTACAAGTCCATAACTTGGAAGAACTAAACGAGAAACTGACAATCAGTGTCTTGAATCTAATGGACAAAATCGCTACGACCGACAAAGATGGGGTCTACGCCCGAGAGTGGGGAGCAGTTAATTATTACCTCCAGATTGTCAATAACCTGGTGAATAATCTTATCGCAGAGGAAGTCGCCTTAGCAACGCCCAAGACAATCGAGACGGAAGGTTTAGTTACGTCTATCGCTACGTTAGACCGTATCGCCACCAGCGAAGAGTTCTTCAACGACCCGATGATGGACCACGACGATGAATAATAATTACAATACATATTTTATCAACAGACAAAACACCGTGCTGTCTATTGAAGAGGTTGTTGGCGTCATGATAAAAGATACCGTATCTTTATTAGCGTCTATCCCAGAAAATATCGTTGATTGCAATATGGTTCGTATTTTAGCAAAATTAACTGAGATTTTGGGAGAAATAAGTGTGATTTCGGAACAAGACTCTCAATCTTTTAAGGGACACTAATCTCATGACGTACTCTTTTCGAGCTGCTTTAGGAACTACCGTCGATACTACCGCCCTATTTGACAACGGTGGAAGTTTCAACTATATTGGACGCCAGGAAGGACGAATTGAACCATTCGAAGGACGTAAGGCGGATAAGGTCAGAGAGATATTCACCGAAGCTATAGTAAATAAATACTATAAACAGGTTGTCCGAAGATTGGACGTCATACACACGAAGAATCCATTCGTTAAGTACAACACTAAAGAGTTGATGGAAAAAATGGCGTTCGATATCTTCACGAAAGACTACAGCTCAAAACTAGAAAGAACCTTCTCTTACCTCCGAGACGACCGCGTAACGGCTATCAATGACAACTTCGTACAAGGTAAGAGTCAACACGGATACCGTTCCGACGGGAAGACGGTCTACGCTTCCCTGATTGATTACGTCGAAGAGGCTTTGAACCACCATTCCTTGGGCGAAAATCCTAAATTTATCAAGCAGTTAGTTATTCAGTTCTACGATGACATCCCCTTCGACCGAACCCGTATCAAGGTCAGTAAGGACTGTTACTCGGACGGGGCTAACATCACTCTTCGTCGTCGCTTAATGGGTAACGAAACGAAAGAAAAGGTCGGAGGGTAAAAGGTATGTCGTCGTCGTCGTCATCATCGGGAAGATTCAAACCACCTCCGACCATTACACGAACACTCATCGAGGACCTCAAGGCCGACCGAGAGAAGTTTAAGTCAGGTCAATGGATGTACTCGAAGAAGTACGGTAAGAAGGTTAAATACTTAGGGACCTTCCATCTACCGAACAACGGGGTAGTGTCTCCGATTGTTTTCTTTTCTTACCCACAGAAAAACGAGGATGCCATTAAATGGAACACACGTTTTCTTACGGAGAAGAAAGAACTACAACAGAAAGAAAGACTTAATAGAAATCGTTACCCGAAGGTACAAGCCTTGCGGGATGACTACAAACAGAAACACTGCACACAAGAGGAGAATGCGACATGTCTAAAAACCGCTTCGACGGAATTATCCCGAGCAAAGCAAACGCCGTCCCGTACATCCTCTTTCTTTGCGGGGCTTTCTTCGTCACTACGACGTTATCTTATGCGCTTATCCCTTTGGTTTGTCTGAATTTTTTGTGCAACCTTTTTAAAATTAAGTAATTCTTTTTTGTACGGAGAGGTTAAGATTAAACGACAATGACAATAGTTTTCTGGGACGGAAAGAACTTATACGCCGATAGACTTGCGTCGTCGTCGTCTTTCAAATACAACACGACTAAGATAGGGAAACTAAAAGATGGTTCCCTGTTCGGTGTTGCTGGCGACGAACACGCCAACGCCATCGTTTCGTGGTTAAACGGGGATAGAAATCCTGATAACTACCCCTCTTCAGGGTCTAACGATAAGTCGAAAGATACCAGTACGTCTCCCGATTCAACGGGTGGAGAGGTCATGGTTATTGAGAAGAAGTCTCATCTCATTAAGGTTTACTCTTATTCCGCCTTCCCCGATATTATCGAGGAGTTTTATTGGGGGATTGGAACGGGAAGAGAGTCAGCCCTAGCGTTCAGCCAAGTTTTAAAAGAATACCGTGGATATGTCGATGGAGAGGAAGTTGTACGAAGAACAATCATTGAGAACCCCGTGTGCGGAGGGGGTATCGACCGTATCTCCTTCTCTGATAAAAGACCACAAAGAGTTGTCGATGTATCCCTTGCCTTTAACCACTTTTAAAATGAGACCTGTAACGAATGAAGAGTTGTTACCTAATTTCGAACGGATAAGAGAAAGAGATTTCTATGGATAATTTGATTGACAGAACGAACATTAAAGATTACTGGAAACCACTTGATGATAGTTTCATTTTTGGTATCCCTGACGGTAAGACCATGTTCGTCCAGATTTCTCCTGGGTGTCTCGTTAAAGTGAAAAAGGTACCGCATCTGTTTAAAAGGCTACTACAGAAGTGGTTATTTGGTTTTGAATATATCTTGATTGTACACACTAAAGAGGATACAAATGAATACTTTCATTAAAGAAGTACACAAACTACAAGGCAACGCCCGACGTATATCCCACCCCGTACAGAAAGCCTTTAAGGTAGCAGAAGACTGGTTTAATATAACAGATAGCTTGGGGAATGAACTAGATAACATGGGAGGTAAGTTGTGAATAAAATTACAAAACTAACAAAAGAACAGGAAGAATATCTTCCTATATTTAGAAATGAGTATTTACAGGCCGCTATTGATGGGCGAA